TTTATACTACCTACAATCTTAGCAAATGGAATATACCCTATTCTTAATTTAGGATCTGTTAGTGCTGGTAAGTCTAGTTTTTCTTTTAGTTTTTTATGTGCGAAATGCAACTTGCCTTGAAACTGTGGTATTAGATCTGGATTTATAGGATCTCCCAACCAAATATGAAAACTAGGTCTTGCCAGATACTGAGGTACAAATTGTTCTGGTTTAATATCCCAGTCTGCTGTATGAGCAATCTCGGCAAAATGTTTACCTACATGTGCATAATTAATATATAGCCAACCAGGATTTCTCTCTAAAGTAAAATGCTGGTAGTCTGCAGAAAACAATTCCATTTCTGCAGATGAATTAGGCTTAGTCATATATCCCCATCTTGGAGGAAAGTCCCCATCAATTAATTCTAGATAATGAATAAGATTATTTAACCTAGTCATCTCAGGTTCGTCTTCATTATCTGCAAAGTACTCATGGAGTTTATTTAAATCATCACTAGGTTCTTTACCTAGCATGTAAACTATTTTATCTATTTCGTCCTTAACTTGTTGAGCAGATTCTCCCATAAAATAAAACTGCTCTGCTTCGTGAATGTTTTCCTGGAGAAACTTAGCATAACGCTTTGCTACCAGGGTGTCTAATACTTCAAACTCTAAATCATTAAAATTTAAGATCATCGTAGGCACTCTCTTGTCTAGCCCTGTCGAATACAGGGACATCAATATTGGAATCAGTTATTGCTTGTTGAGCAGAGTCTTCTAAATCATATAGTCTCATCTTAGCTCTATCAACACCAATCATAAACCTTCTGTTTCTTGTAGGATCAGCATATCTGTTTTTCAACTGTTTAATCATAAGCTGTCCCATCTCTTCTAGTTCCTCTGTACTTATAATAGCAAACATTAAGTCTGCTGTAGCCGGGAGTCCAAAACTTTCTGAGGTATCTGTAAGTTCAACATCACTGCTGTTGTAACCACCTCTAGTTGTCTGTGTAGCACTAAATATAGGAACATTAAGTTCTACAGCCAACCCTCTAAGCTCTTCTGCAATACTTTTAATTATTGTATAGGAGTTAGCACTACTTCCAGGTTTAAATCTATTACTTGTGCAAATATTTAAGTAGTCAATAAAAACAATATCAGGATGGAAGTTTCTCTTTAATTTTAATTCATTAATCAATGCCTTAAAATGTCCACTATGTGCAGACGCTGTAGGATATTCCTTAACAATTAATCTGCCTTGTATCTTTTCATTTACTTTAGCAATCCTATCATCGAACATAGGCTTAGATAAGTCTTTCAAATCCATAATAGGAATGTTCATTAGGTTAGCATCTATTCTTTCTGCAATTCTTTCTTCTGACATTTCTAGGGTAATATATAATACATTTTGTCCCTTAGAGATACTAGCAGACGCCATATGACACATAAACAAAGATTTACCTACACCAGTACCCGCCAATGCTATATTAAGTGTCTTATTAGATAAACCACCCTCGGTTATCTTATTAAACATATCCAAATCAAACTCTACTTTCTCTTCTAACCTATGATAGAAGTCAAATCGTTTATCAGCATCTTCAATAAAGTCATGTCCTACATTAGTATCAAAGCCAACTTGTAATGCTTCAGTTAACAAACCAGGCAAGGCATCAGGAGACATATCCTTTTTCTTACCATCAATAATTTGTATACCTTCTAATACTGCATTAAATACTGCTTTATCTTTACAGAACTTTTCTGTTTCATCTACGAGCCATTGTAGTTCCTGAGGCTCTTGTTCATATTCAAATATTGTTTTAAGAAGTTTATGTTCTTCTTCTGTAGCTCTCTCAAAAGCAACGGACATTGCCTCAAGTGTAGGAGCATTATTATATTTTTCTGTATAGTCCTTAATCTCATTAAAGGCAAATTTATGTTCGTTATCTGAGAAGTATTCGTCTTTAATAAAGGGTAGAACTTTTCTGAGATATCGCTCATTTCTAATTAGGTTAACTAGGATAATAGTATCAAGCATTCTTTTCGTTCTCTACAAATTCTTTAAAAACTTCTGTAACACAAGGTGCACAGATATAAACTTCAGTATCTTCACTATGAAAGCAATAAGACTTTTCTTTGTCTTTTATAGGTTTCTCACACCTATCACACTTTATCGTATTCTGCGTCAATGTCTTCCTCACTTATTTCCTCTGCCATCATTTCTACAGAGCCAACAGTATACCTTTGTGTAACCCAATCTCCAAATCTTTTATCTGCGAGTATAGGTAACCAAAAGTCTTTGCCTAGATCTTTTTGTCTTACTTTAGGATCTACTGCTTCACCTGTATCCATATCAACTCTCTGATACCAACCATTACTAGGTTTAATTACATGTCCAGATGCTAGTCCCATCTCCAACAGACCAGACCATTTACTTATACCGTTCTCCCATGTAACTTCTACAGGGATCTTAGACTTCTCTCTTACAAACCTAGACTTTTCAACATTAATTACAAATTCATAACCTGTAACTTCTGTTCCTGTCTTTTGTTGTCGTCTACCAATAATAAAAATATTATCTGCTGAGTAATAAACGCCTGTGCCACCACTAACAACATCTTTAGGAAACAATCCTATCTCTTTATATGTGTGGTTAACAACAATAGCAGGAATGTCTTTAATAGTTAAGTGAGGAGTAACCATTCTAAATAAGGACTTCATTTGTTTAGCCCTTGTCATGTCTGCTACACTCTTACCTTCTAAGGCATCTTCTACTTCTTTCTTACTTGCCAAGTTACCAATAGAGTCTACAACAATCATAATATTATCACCTCGTTCAAGGCCATTTAACTGTTGCATAATGTCATGTTTAAGTTGTTCAATATCTGCGATAGGAGTATGTACAATTTTACTAGTATCAATATCAAATGTTTCAAAGTAAGACTTAGGCGCTCCAAACTCACTATCATAAAACAAAACAACACCGTCAGGATATTTAACCTGATGTGCCTTCATTAGTAACATAGCAAATGCTGTTTTAAAATGCTTACTAGGACCTGCAAATACTGTAAGTCCAGGTGTAAGTCCACCATCTAGTTTACCACTCAAAGCAACATTTACTGCTGGAACATTTGTCTGTATCAAGTCTTTATCATTAAAAAACTTAGAGTCAGTCAATATATCTGTTTCTCTAATCGTGGAATTTTTTTGTAATTTATCTAATAGATTACTCATCCGTCTCTCCTTTCTTTATTAGCCTCTAAGGCTGTATTCATTATATTATGTGTATTATACAGTAAGGAAGAAGCATGGGTCAAGTCCTTAGGCAGACATGTTCCACCAAAACCTACCTTTTGGTCTGGACCAGGTACAGCCCAATGTGTTCCTCCTAAATTGTCATCTGCTTCTAAAAATTCTTGAAGAACAGAATAATCAATATCCATTACTGTGCAAATGTTTTTAAAGTCATTTGCTAATCCTACTTTTACTGCCAGTGCAGCATTTCGTGCCAACTTCATCATAGAAGCTTCCATAGGCGAAACATGTTTTACCATCTTTCCTGTATCACTACAAGACATCAAATCTATAAAAGCATCATTACTTCTTGCACCAATAATTAAATCTATATTAGGGTTCATTACATCTTCTTCCCAATGTTTTTCTCTCAAGAATTCTGGCATAATAATACAACCTTGTTTAGCATAAGTTAGAGCTTGTTCAGGACCTATCGTACTCCTAATAACAGGTTGTACATTAGGATCTAAATCTTGTAATATAATATCTATAATAGTGTTGTCTAATTTATCACCTTTTAGGTTAGTTGGAACGCAAATAAATGCGTATTCAATACCACTCCAATTAGGCACTTCATATCCTTTAGCAGGATCTGATATAATAATTTCAAAAGGTCTATACCCTTGATCAAATCCTTTCGTTAAAAAATATTCTGTTGCCTTTCCTACAAAACCATAACCTATAATTGCTACTTTCATTTTAATTCTTCCTCGCCACGAGTGTACTTATCATCAGGTGGTATCTCAGCATCAGCATTCATAAATCTCATGCGTTGTATCAAGTCCCAATTTAACTTAGGAGTCTCTGCGAATATTGAGTCTTCCTTCAAGGATCTTGATTTGTTCTTCTTTCTTCTCTGTCCAGTTCTTTTCATTTCTCTCCTTCTTATTAATTACTTTAGGTGTAAATTTAGAAGCTTGAAGTCTTTCCAAAGCTCCTTCCCTTCTGGCTCTACGGCCATATGCACTATTTTTTCCGTGCCTCATACCATCTCCTCTAATACGCCAAGCAGTTCTGCTGCTATCAATAATCCACCTGCCATCACAAGATCGCCTCCTATTAGGAAACCTCCTGCTGCCACTCTGATTAAACTTTTAATCATACTTACTATAAAATGTCCATCTATTATCATGAAAATAAATCCTCCAATGTTGCTTGAGGTTCTGTATTCCACCCCAAAGGTTTTAGTATGTTTTCCAAAGGATCAATAAATGCCTTCTGAAAAATTAAGTTATAGTCTACATATCTATTTACATCAAACTCCTTAGGAAGTTTATTAATAAAGGCGATTGTATTTTCATGTAGACTATTAGGTTCCTTTAAGTAAAGGAATTTAATTTTGTCGCCTTCTTGTATTTTTTCATACTTTAAATGTAAATTGTTATCTTTTAATAGTTTGTTATACAGTAAAGAACCACGAACATGTATAGGTGTGCCTTTCTGATATATGTCTGCTTGAGATGTGTATTTCTTAAGATTATTACAACCTCTAGGGAAGGCAATTTCCTCAGGAGATAATCCGTTAAATGTTTTCTGTGCCTCAGCAATATAATTTTGTAAATGTTCTTCATCACTTGTAAGAACCAAACGAACTGCCTCTTTTAAACTACTACGAATAGGAGCAGGAGTCGAGGACCTTACAATTTCTAAACCCATAACTTTTAACTTAGGTTCTTTAAGTCTTAGTCCTTCGTCATCTAATACATTCAAGGCATATCTTTTCTTAGCCACGAACACACCTTTATCTGCAATAACCTCACGCTTAAAGTCTATCTTATGTTCAAAGACATTAGTATAGTTGCCTAACTTCTTCATAGCTGTAGCAATAGCAGGTTCTATTTTATCTGTAGCAATTTGATCTAACAAACCTACAACCTTATCTACATCTTTGTCAGGGAAAAACTCCTCAACCATTTTCTGGCATGTAACATAACAGGAGTCAGTATCACTATAAAAGGAATATACTTGATCCTCAGTACCACATACTTTGTTCATGTACTTGTCTAAAGCCTTAGCAGTATCACGAATAATTAATTGTCCTGACATTGTAATACCTTCTGCAATTCTATCATCATAGAATCTAAAGTACTGATTAGCCATGGCACCATATAAACTGTTTAATTGGATCTTACGAGCCATCTGGAAGTTGTTATATTTAGCAATTTCATTCTGATAAACTTTAGCACCTGTCTCCTGGAACTTCTTCTGAGATTCCTGCATTAGTTTTTTATATTTTAATCTATCATTAAAGAATGTTTGTACTAGTTCAGGCATAAAGCCTTTCTTATCACGGGTATAACAAGAGCCATTACCAGCCATAGCATAATTCTTTTCAACTAGCTTATCTAGTTTATATCTATCTAATTGATCGTCTACTGAGACTTCAAAGTCAAATCCAGGAACAATAGTCTCAGGACTCATGTTGTACTGCATAATAATTGAAGGATATAGACTTGTAGCATCGAAACTAGCTACCCATTCATAACTGCCAGGTTTAGGTTCTTGTACAAAGGCACCTTCAATTTGTCTATCCTTTCTACCACCACCTTGTCCTACAACAATCTTTCTTTCCCACAAATAATTATAGATTAAAGAGTCCCAGATTCTAACAGGGGAGAACACATCTCCAAAGTTACATTTAGCATCGTATGCCATTGTAAGAGCTAACTGTATAAGTTGCATCTTGTCTTCTAGTTCGTCAACAATAACTGTATCAATAATATTATATTCTACAAATCTATTCCAGTCATTGTCATAGAACTCTTTAAATGTATCATAGCCAGACTCTAGTTTATTCTTACCTAGTTCTGTTTCTGCAATAAAGTCTAGTTTGTAGGATTCACGAGTAACATAAGTAAACTTCTTATATAAGTCTAAATAGTCTAGTTGTGCAACACCTGTAATCTCAAATGCTGTCATCTCACGATTAGCAAATCTAATAGGACGCTTGTTAACTAAGCCCCAAGGAGATAATCTTTTATGTTCTCCTTCGCCTAATATTCTTTCTATCCTAGTTATAAGATAGGGCATGTCAAACAGATTAGAGTTCCAACCTGTAATAACATCGGGACAGTTTTCTTCCCACCACTCTAAATAATTTTTTAGTAAAGTATATTCATCTTTACAGGGCACCCAATCTACATCGAGGTGAGCTGTTTCTTTTGTAGGGGTAAACTCCCCGAGTCCGAAGGTAGTTATTTTCTTGGTGCTGTTATTTTGTAAAGAGATAACTAGAACCTTCTCGCTCGGAGAGTCTACATTAGGAAATCCACCTTCTGATGTTGTTTCAATATCAATAGAGTAGATTGCCATTTTACTAGCATCCCATTCAATAGTGCCGGGAAACTTCTCGGTTATATATTGATAGGCGTAGTAATTTTGTCCAAATATAGGAAAGTTAGAAACATCCTTATATCTGTCAAAGAAGGCAGTTGCCTCCTTATTCGTTTCAAACTGTATAGGCGAAACCTGTTCACCGTAAATAGTTTTGTAATCTGAGGGTTTGTCCGAGGGAACGAACAAAGTAGGTCTAAAGTCATGTTTCGCTGTATAGCGTTCACCGTTCTTTATTCCACGAACGAGGACCTTATCCCCGTAATGTCTCGCATAAGTATAAAAATTCATAACAACACCTTAAACATAATATACACATTATAGGCTCTTGGGAACCTAATGTAAAGAATTAATCTTCAAAAAAGGTACGATTAACTAAATGTGCTTCTTCAATTTCTTGTTTGGATTGGCCGTGATATGCTACGGCATGATGTTTGGAAATTAGCTCTTCATTAACATTGATCTTTTGGTCCGTATGAGCTCCATGTTCTACAACAAAAAATTCACCAAGTATCCGTCCAAATTTGCCTTTTTTATCAAGCCTTGTTCCGAGTATAGCTCCACCTGATAGTCTGTCTTTAAGATAAGCTTTCGCCATGTTTCCAAATCTTTTTTCAACGAGATCACGGGTTCTACTTTCCGGTGTGTCGATGCCGTATAACCTGACCCTTTGTTTCTTAAGCCATACTCCGAAGCCCAAGTCGATATCAACATCTACTGTATCTCCATCTACGACCTTTACGATCTTAACTCTATATTCATACATTTACTTTCCTTTTATTGTTTCGTTCAGTACTTTTTTATTTATAAAGTCTGGTTGTAGAATTGCTGATTTCTCTGCGAACTTGTCGTTGTATGTTTTTAACATCTCTGGACCTGGATCGTAGATTGAAACTACATGATTAGGAAAGATAGGAACTTTATGATCTTTAGCAAAGGGAGCGTAAGGCGCTAGGCCAACAGTAAAATCTGTTTCACTTCCAGGCTGTGGCATTATCATTATAAGTGCAGGTTTGTTTATTAGTAAAAACTGCCTACCTTCCATCTCGAGTTCTTCGAGATCTCCAATTAAGTCTTCACCTGTTGTAAGTTTTACGATTTGTATATTGGCCATAGCGCCTTCTCCTTTTAATTATTTAATTTTAATAGACTGAGGTTTCAATTCATCTGGAATTTTGTTTACCAAATTAATTGTTAATACTCCGTCCTTCAATTCAGAACCTGACACTTTAACAGTATCTGCTAAAGACCATGTTCTTGTGAAATTGCGCTCTGCAATTCCTTTGTGCAAATATTCTGTTTTAGAAGTCTCTGCTTGTTCTCCTTTGACGATTAAATTACCGTCTTCCACAGTAATATCAAGTTCAGCCTTTGAGAAGCCTGCAAGAGCAATTTGAATTTCATAATTCTCATCGTCTATTTTCTTAATATTATAAGGTGGGAAATTAGCCTCACTAGTATTGACTCTTTGCACTGCGTCAAAGACTCTGTCAAATCCTATAAGTCTACTTTCTATTTGGGGGAATGCTGAAACGAAATCGTTCCAATTTGTCGTGTTTATGCTTACCATTGTTTTCTCCTATTGTTTAGCAAGATTAAAATATGATACCCTTTCGGCGTATCACTACTATTTATACTAAACATTCTCTTTATCCAGAGTTTTTTGGTATTCTTCTGTATCATATACATGAGCTCTAAACCACAAATTAATAGCAACCTTATTACCTCTAATTACTGGTTTGGAACCATGTAATGCGTCGTCTAATTGTATTCCTGTTCCTGTATGTGTAAGACTAAAGAAAACACATCTGTTTCTTTTAGCTTCTACTTCAATATCTAATTTAGGAAATATTGTTTGTCCACCTTCTTTAACATCTGTACAATATAATAATGCTGTAAATATTCTTTGTCCTGCATTAGGGTTATTAGCTGACAATGTTTTTTCTGTAAAACAATCATGATGTGGAGCGTACTCTTCTCCTAAGTCATATTTAATTACTGAAAGATGTTCTGCTTGTGTATAATGTAATCTTAAAACACCAGCAGCTAAATCTCTAAATACAGATGCTGAGCCTAAGTCTTCATAACTAAGACTAGCAGTTTTATTAGATCTGAGATATGAAGTTGTACTACCTCCTGTTTCTGAGTCTACTACACCAGCCTTTTCAAATTTATCATCGTGAATGCCTAGGTTCTTCTCAAGAACTTCAAATGCCTCTTCTGGAAGAAAATCATCTATATAAAATATCTGTGGGTTTGCCATGCTCACGATATTTACCGCGCCTGGTTTATATGGTTTGTTCATTTAAAATCCTATCACTCCGAAAGCACTTTCAAAATCTGTGCCTCTTCTTTTATCATGTTGTATTACAAAAGACTTAAAGTCTTCTCTATGTTCCAATAATTGTTCGCCTTCGAACCTATTAGCTTTTATCCATCCTACTGTTTTTCTATATTTTTCTATTTCAGCAGTATTGAATACATCATACATTTCCATAGTCTGTAAACTTTTATCCAAAATATTTATATGTTTATCATCTGAAATTTGTGCTGAAAGGTGTTCTGGTTTGTTCATATAAGGCATGTCAATGGTAATTAGCTCACCATAAGTATTTTTAAGTTCAGCCATTTTAAATATAAATTCTTCTACATTAGGAATAGATAAAAAATTAAATGTATTCATTATTCCTACTTGTATTCCATTACCTAAAACTTTGTGTAGATTGTTTTCAAAATGAGACATATTTAATCCGTGCCTAATATACTCTGCCTGTTTTCCCCATGAGTCTATACTGACATATAATTTAGCATCTGGTATATCTTTTACTAAGTTAATATATTTTATTACTCTGTTTTCTGTAACCATAAGATTAGAATTACAATGGAAAGATAGGCCTTCTTTAGGGTTATCACGAACATATTGCAGTAACTTATATGTGTTCTTATCTAATAAAGGCTCACCACCTGTAACTCTAAGAACAAATAAGTGCTTATATGCCTCTGGAAACCACTCCCAGAACTTTTTAATATATGGAGAGTCCTCAATCTGAGGTGACTCTATCTTATTATAGTCTATAGATAATTTGTATGGTCCATGCTCTTCTATTTCCTTTTCCCATGTTGTACTGAATACAGGTCCACAATAACTACATGCCATTTGACATTTATTTGTAAATGATAATTCTAAATATCTAGGGTAAGGGTTTCCGTCTACACCTTGTGCTACAGCTTCTGCAACAACCGTTCGACTATTCTTAAAAAACTGAGCAGCTAAAGTTTGCCTATCAGATACAAGACCTAGTTCTTCGACATCCCAGCAATATGAACATTCCTGTGGTTTCTCACCACTAAGCATTTGATGTCTTATTTGTTTTTTCTGGGGAGTATTATGTAAGTCTGAATCTAAAGGTATTTTCTGCGTGGGGCAGTGGTAACAAGAATGGCTTAGTCCAGTACCCAAGTGCATTTCTAAATGATACCATTTTAATACACAAAAACCTGGACCTATTGTGTCCTGTTCTGATTTGATATTCTTTAAAGCAGATATCTGTCTCTTATTTAACTTTCTTTCCAATATTATATTTGGGGATAAGATCCCACTCACCTTTCTCTTTAAACGATATAATTTTTATCTGACTTAAAGGAGCATTCTCCATTTCGCCTTCAGAAATAATTTTTACCAAACCCCAATCCTGGAGTAACTTTGCTATTGTATTTCTTCTTTGTAAATCGTTATCTTGAAAGTCTGCTTCTTTGCCGTCTAGTGCAAACAATTCTTTAAAATGTGTAATAAAATATCTACCTTTTTTGTGTAGTATATGACATGACTGATAAAGTACTTGTTCTTTTTTTGAAGCAACTCCGATTCGAGACAAAGTTTCCCTAACCTTCAGAAAGTCTTCTGGGTCGTTTAAGGTAACTTCTAAGGGTGAATACCCTGGATAGTCTATGTTAAAGTAATTCTCTTGATCACTCATCTCAATCTAAATTCCTAATTATTATATAAGTTAGTTTATATAGATGTATTTATACTTTACCGCCTTTAGACGAATTGAGATGTATTTTAATTAGATCAATTTGTGTTTCATTTAACAGGTTAAGAGCTTCCTTAGCTTTCATAAAAGAATAACCAAAGAACTCTTGTATAGCTTCAATGTTTTCTTCTTCACTTTTAATCCATTTATTATATCTCTTAGAAGGCCTAATAACATCTTTAAGGAAGTCATATTGCATTTTGTTATCAATATGAGGCCTTGCATTCATTTCGTTAGCTGCAATAACTGTGTCTTTACCAAAACCCATAGCACGATTTACAATAAAAGGATTGTATTCTTTTTCAGTCCTTTCGTCTACTATAAGGTTCTCTTTTGTAGTGTTAATACTATTAGCAAAGTCAAAAGGAGATATCTTTTTAAGTTTTATATTAAACTCTTGTTCGTCTATCTCTACGATAGGATCTCCAAATCCTTCTAATATTCCTGTCATTTCAATATCTTCCTTACATAGTCATTAAAGACTTGTTTTTTTCTAACACCACCGCCTCTTCGTTTACCAGGTCCAGAGGTTATAGGCGGTCTTTTAGGATCATGTAATTTAGTCTGCCAAAGATTAAATTCCTTTTTCACGATTCTCATAGTAGAAAGTTTCTGTTCTTTTTTCCACTTTTTGATATGATAATAACATTGTTGTCTATGTTTATCCCAATAACTTTTGTCTAGCCATTTGTCAAAATGTCTTTCTTTCTCATATTCTGAGAACTCTTCAGGCCTAGCAGCTCTTCCAACAGCCTTACCATCTTTGTAATTAGGATTATCTTTTCCTTTACCGTACATTACCAATGTCTTAATACTCCTGAGATAATAAAGAAGCATGTAAAGAAGTTAACAAGAACAACAATAGTTCTCATAATAGCTACTGCATCTGCATCTTGGCTATCATCTGAGGCTTTATCCCCTAGGGACTTCGCCCATAATCTCCATAATTTACTTAAAGTCAATGTATTTACCCTCCTTCAATGTTTCGTAACCAGATAACAGAAGTTCTGTTACTGTAATATTTCTCTTTTTAGCCTCAGCTTGTATCTCTTCTTTCTGTGCCTGAGAAACCCTAATTTGGATTACCTGAGATTTGTTGGCCATTATTTAAATTCCGTATCTACCATAATTTCAGTTAAAGCTGCTGTGAGATTAATTTCTTGATCTGCCACAAAAGCTGCCTTGTACTGATAATCTGCTATTGTTAGTACTAAGCGAGCAGGACTCTTAACCTCTTCTAATAGGATATCGTATATCTGACGGAATATAGCCTGAGGATCTGTGTCCACATTGTTGGCTACCCATTGTCTCATCTTACGCCAATCCTTCTCTCTGAGGCTCTCTACAAGCGCCTTAGAATTTATTTCCTGGAAGTTACTAAGTATACCCTCATCTATAGAACCACCCACAGAGTACCTCTGTAGCTCATTTATGACCCTACGATAGTCCGGAAAGTGCTTCATTAGGAGCTCAGCGAGCACCTTTTCCGAGTATACAACCTCCTCGGATGTAAGTATATACTGCATTCTTCCAAGGAACTTAGAAGCTAATACAGGGCGATCTGAGGGTGCTAGTTTAAAGTCTATTACAGTAGTCCTGCTGTGTAAGGGCTCTATAAGCCTATTAGCATAGTTACATGTAAATATAAACCTACAGTTCTCAGCAAACTGTTCTATGAACCCTCTAAGGGCTGGTTGTACACTCTCTCTGTTCATGTAGTCAGCCTCATCAAGAATAACGACCTTAGTCTTACCCTCAAATGAGACAGCTGAGGCAAATTGTCTAATCTTAGTTCTGAGAGTATCTATCTGCCTACCTTCATCACTACCATTAATAACAATGTAATCACACTCTAGCTCATTACATAAAGCACGAGCAATAGTAGTTTTACCTGTACCTGCTGTGCCACTCAATAATAAGTTAGGGACTTCGCCCTTCTTAATAAACTGTTGAAATTGTTTTTTCACATCCTCAGGGAGAATGCAATCATCTATACGCGTGGGTCTATATTTCTCTACCCATAAAAATTGTGCTGGTTCCATAATCACTCCTAATCATAATATAATTTGTGGCGAACTTTTTTTGCTCCAAAATGTCGGCCACTTTTTCCGAGGGTAAAAAGGTCTACGAGAATTTCTCCTTAACATCTGTCGTATCTGAGAGTTCTAATTCTATGTGCTTACCTTCGTCTTCGTTAACTGAGCCCCATCCATGTGCAATAACATTGTCTAAAACATTTTGAGGATCACTTACACCGTAAGGATCTCCTTCTGCATTGTCTTGGAAGCCAGGTTCAACAAAGTCCTGAATAACTTCTCCACACTCAACGATTGCTGCGTATCTCCAGGATCTAATTCCAAAAGACAAATTATCTTTTCTTACATCCATACCCATCTTAATAGTAAACTCTGCACTACCATCTGGAATAATTTTTACATTAACAATACCTTGCTGTTCTTGCCAAGCTCTAGTTACAAAGCCATCATTAACAGTAAAGCAATAAATGTCATCAATACCAGCATCTCTAAACTTAGAATACAATTCTTCGAACCCAGGTAGTTGTTGATTAGAACATGTAGGAGTAAAGGCTCCTGGTAGTCCAAATATTACTACTCTCTTATCGTCGAATAAAATTTCTCTATTTAGATCAACCCATACAGATTCACCATCTGTTTTAGTTACTTGCCTCGATAATTTAAATTGAGGTACCTTGTTTGTTAAGACGCTCATTCATCTTCTCCTACAAAAGGATCTAATTCACCTTTCATTACTTTTCTAACCAAGTTAATTGCTGGGTTAGGTCTAGTAAAGATGTATTCCATTGTCTCACCTTCACGATTTAATTCAACTACCCAGCCATTCTGTGCTTCACGGATAGTTACTTCTAACTTACTTTCGTCCATATTATTCTCCAATTTCTGATGAACGCTCAAGCGCCAACCAGTATTTAACATCTCCCTTACTGCTTTCTAAGAACATAAACTTCTTAACAGATAAGATAACACTATAAGCACCAGGGATAATTTTAAAGTTCTCCACGGCTAACTTAGCATTAAATGTTTTATCTGTTTGTCCTATTACCTGTCTAAAGGAATTAGACTTAGGTGTAGCAGGGTCACCTACAGTAATTGCCACTTGACTACCATCACCAACCACGCTTAACATAGGAGCTGCTGTAATAGCTGCTGCCTTCATTATCATGTCAATGTCGTCTTTAGATAAGTCGAACTGGAAGTAGTTGTCAACTTCAATACTTTTATCAGGAGCGCTAACAATAATGTTAGGGTCTGCATAAAAATATTCAAATACGGAATTACCTTTTGTAACTCTGAGACTTTCGTCACCAAAGTCTACATCAGTATCTTCCATAACTGTAAGTAGGGATAGTAAACTGTTCAAGTCATAAACAGCAAACTCTTTAGGAAATGCCTCTTTAATCTCAGCACGAGCAAAAATATTTTTACCTGTACTAATTGTCGAAAGTGTGTTTCCTTCACGAACTAGAATGTTCGTATTAATTGTAGCGAAATTCTTGAGGGTATCAAGAGTATCTTTGCTTAGTTTCATAATATTCTCCAAATTTAAAACCTATAAGTGTATTATAGGTTCTTTCATACTAAATGTCAATGGTCCATAGGACCGTTTTGCCTAATTACTCTGGCCAGAGTTGCGAACTAGCGCCTGCATCGTTGACCCAGGTTACAGTAAGACCAATGTCTCCGCTTGTAGCGTTTGCAATCCAAGTATTAAATGCGCTGGCGTCATATTCTTCGTGAGCGTTTCTAGCTGTCTTATAACTCTCAAAAGATGCATCATTATCATGCTCAATAACTACTGTTAATGTGAGTTGATCTGATGAAAGCGAGAACGCAATATCTACACCGTTGTCTGTGAAATACTGACGTCTCCAAGTATCAAATGTTGAATTATGATCTGATATATTTGGAAAATCGTTATCTGTAGATGTCCTGGTGTATACTGATGTTATTGTAGATGCCATTTTTAATTCCTAAATTATTGTTATGTTAACATTCTTATTTATAAGAGTTTAATCGTCTAGATAGTGCTTAACGGTAGAATTATCATGTTCGTTGAGCGCAATAATAGCATAATGCAACACCTTCATTAGGTCCTTTCTATGGTCCTCAGCAGAGCCTTTTCTGCCGTAGCGTTGTGCGTATTTTAAAATGTTTCCTATGGCAAATCCTATGCCATGTCCACAATCACTAATAAATTCCGTAGACTGGAATCTGTTTCGACTGTAATGTCCTGTATAAGTAGCGTCGATATACGATTGGAGCTCCCTAATGAGAGCTCCCTCGTTGAACTTATACTCCGGTTCTTTAGCTTTCGCCATCTTCGTGTATCTCCTGTTCAGTTTCTTCGGTTTCTTCTAGTTCAACACTAGGATCAACCTTGGCATACAAATCTATGAATGCCTCTTTTGTGTCTTCGTCGAACCTATTAACACAAAGTTGAACAGCCTTTTGCTTGTCTTTGAATACTGCAAAAGCGTTAACAATATGTTCCAACCTTCTAGTTGAAATAAGTTCGTCAATGGCACCTTCGTAATATGTTTTACGAATTACATCACTCCAAGTAACAAGGTGTGTCGCGAAGTCTTCGTCAACATTGTTGACTTTTTCCATCTTCTTAATCACAATCTTTTTCTCGGTAGCCATAGTAGGGTACTCCTGCTCCACGGTAATAGCGAACCTTTCTAGGAATGCCTCGTCAAGTATGTTGGCAGAAATAAATTTGCCATCATCTGAACCTCGACCCTTAGTATTGGCCGTAGCCACTAAGTTAAAGCCGGGAGCAGGAGTTACGGTTTCGCCTGTCTTCTTGTTGAAATAAGGCTTCCCCTCAAGGATGGCTTGTAAGCACATCAACTTGTTTGAACCCCTATCGACTTCATCAAGAATAAGAACAGCGCCCCGCTTCATCGCGGTGAGGACGGGCCCTTCTCGGTAGACGACGTTACCGTCAACTAAAGTATTTCCACCGATTAAATCATCCTCGTCGGTTTCAATACTGATATTTACTCTTATCGCTTCACGCTTAAGATTAGCACAAACCTGTTCAACCATTGTAGTCTTACCATTGCCACTTAGGCCTGATATGAATATTGGGTAGAACATGCTAGTACTAAGGACTGTTTTTAAGTCCTTGTAAAAACCAAATGGTACGAATGTAGCGTCTTTTCCTGGGATAAGATCGTCTACTTCTACAGCTAGTTTAGCTTGAACAAGAGTCCTTGGAGCCTGGGTTTCTACCACAGCCAAAGGAGCTTGTTGGGATTGTGCAATGGGCTGTGCCTCTGCAACGCTACCACCAAACATGCTGGTTAAATTATAAACGCCTCTGTCAACTTTGACTTCTGGCATACCGTTAACTAACCATGCTGGGAAGCCAAAGCCTAAGCCTGATGCTGTCTCTATGATTTGTTTACGGGTAAATACTCCAGTGCCATTGTCCTGGCTTTGAAGTTCTGAGATTAATGTCTCTCTATCTATTGCTTTCATTATATAAGTCCTCACTTTTATTATTTAATATACATGTATTATGCACTCTGGCGAACCAAGAGTCAAGCATTTTATTACATTCTTTTGAAATCTTTTTGTCCCTTAAAGGGGCTATGGCAGGGGCTAAATCCAGGGTACCTAGGGTATGTCCTACTACTGAACCACCCCTTAGAGGGGTGCTAGTAGAGCCGTTTTTAAGTACTTCTATCATCTAAGCCACTAAGTCTATGATTTGGTTAAGGAATGTTCTAGAAGTCTTCTTGTTTTTGTTGAAGTTTCTGAACCCTCTAAGTAAGTCACCTTTCTTATTAGATTTAACTGTCAACTCTTCTGTGCCTACATTAAGATCTTTCTGTCCTTTAAGTAGGAACCTACAGTCATATCCAAATGCTGGAGTAGTTGTAGTGAACTTGTTCTTAAGAACATCTTTCCATACTGTATCAACCCAAGTATTAGTTTCCCAATGGTTGGAGTCTTTGCCTTCCATCCATTTATCACTTTCATATTCACTATAAAAGTCATTTCTTTTACCGTCCACAATGTGGAAGTTAAGTAGGGTAGAACCTGTAACTCTTTTGTAATGTTCTAGAAGTGTCTGTGTAGTAACATTATCTCTTCTAGAGTAACCTGTCTTTGCTGGCAATCTAGTTACCACTGCACCATCTTTAATGGCAATAGCTTCTGAATATACATGATCAGTACCTACTCTGTCTTCTGTATCTCTACTTGTATTTCTGAATGTAATGCTGTCTGTAGCACCACCGTCTGTTAAGAATATTGTAGTAAGTAATTCTACATTGTAAGCTTTCTGAAAAGTCTTTGCCACTTCAGTTGCCATTAATATTGCTGAGTTCAGTGGAGTACCACCTAGTCTAAAATATTCATTAGTAATGTAACCATAATATTTTCCTTTGGCTGGATCTGCGTAGTATCTGCTAGCTCTGCTGTAACCTATTTTCATAAGTAATAAGTATGACATTGCGTTAATAAATTCTGACTTCTTACATGTTGAACTTAGCATGTGGACAAGTGCAAAGTTTTTATCTGTCATCAACATCTCACCGTCTGCTGCGTCCTTAATTGCTTTTTTATTTACATCTTTGTTCTCACTCCAAGGACTAGTATCAATTGACTCGTCTTCGTTATCGTACATTGGACGATTGTTTGAGAAACCATACACATCAAAAGGAATGTTAACTTTTCTGCAGAACATTGCCATGTTCATCATCTGTTCTAGAGTACCTTCCATTTGTCTGTGCATACTACCTGATAAGTCTACATACATTATGATGCCATGATTCTTACCGTTAGGAACGATTGTATTCTTTTGGAATAAATCTTCTGTCAATTTGTACGCCCAAAGTTTATCCTCATTAAGATCTCCTGACTTAGCCTCTCTAGCCTTCTTGTTAGCTGAAGCTGCTTTTTTAAGTTCAAACTGTTGAGCCATGGAGCCTATAATTGGAGCTGTTTCTTTAACAAACTCTTGATATAATTTGTTGGCAATCTCTGGAAGCTTAGCATCATCAACTTCTATTTCGTTGTAGTAATAGTCGTCTTGATTTTCGTCCCATTGTTTAAGTTCTATTGACTTGTTCCAGTTATATAGTTCGTTCATTGGAACAATCCAGTCTTTAGCCTTGAACATTTTCTGAGGGCTAACATATTGGATTGGCTTAGCGTCTACATCTACAAGTTCTGATTCGTTTTTTCTAAACTCATCATCTGTAATTGACTTCTGGCCTTCACCTTCTAGGAAGTCTTTCATTTTAGAAACTTCTTCCATTGCCTCAGCAAGTTCTTCTTTTTTCTTGTTGACTTCGTTAGTATCATTCTCAAAAAGTTCTTTAGCTTTTTCTTCAGCTTCCCATTCTGCATTTCTACGAGCTCTTTCTTCTTGACGTTTCTTGTTTTCTTCCTGCCACTCTTGCTCTCTACGCTCTTGGTAATCTTCGTCTGACTCTTCCTCACCTTGTGAACCACCTGGTGTGCCTGGCTTAGGGTTACCCCATTCATCTTTGTTAGGGTCTTCTTTTTCTTCGCCTTGACCCTCGCCTTCACCTTCGCCTTCTTCAGACTCTTCTTGTTTCATATGATCTGGTTGGTAATCATTCCAATCAGGTTGTTGTTCTTGAGCATCGTCCATTTGAGACATCAAGTCATCCATCATTTGTTGTAATGGTTCAAGCTCGTCTTCTCTATCCTCAGCTTCTTGTTTGGATATATCTGCTAGTTCATTAGCAAGTAATTCTACATCTTCCCATGTTTCAGTCTTTGCAACTCTGTCTAGGAAGTTCTGTTCTGTTTCTGAAAATTTAAGACCTAGTAAGTGTCCTATTTTAAAATGAAGGTTAACTCTATCTACAAATGGAAGTGTTTCTAAGTTTCTATTTTTAACACCAAAAAAGTCTTTGTCGAATAATTCTTGGTAACCTCTGTGGAATGACTTAACAAGTCCTGGATATCTTTGTTTTACTTTACGCTCAATTCTAGCGTCTTCTATAATGTTAAGAAAAGATTTAAGTGAAGGGTTATCAATAACTGTATCATGCCATCCTTCTTCTGGAGTTTCGTGTGCATGTCCTACTTCATGTCCAACAAACAAATCATATAAATCATTAGACATGTCTTTCCACATTGGAAGATATAGCTTTCTGTTTTTAACATCGAATGCTGCTGTTGGTGCTTTCGCATCATGTTCAACACTGATGTCTTCTGTAGCTAATAACTTGGCTAGTATTGATTTTGTTTCTATTTGATTTGGCATAAAGTCCTCACTTTTTACTTGTTTCTTTATTATGTATACTATTATGCACTCTAAAGAACCAAGAGTCAAGCACTTTATGCTAATCTTTTGAAATCTTTTTCCTTG